GAAAACCAACCCAAACCAAACCTACCTCAACCACACCCATCCTAAAGGAAAAGTAGCTACCCACGTTGGTATATATTTCCTTTTAATGGCTCGTGTGCGCGAGGTTTTCTCTTCCATCACCGACTCATCACTGAAAGCCGTAATTCAAGAGGAGGCCTACAAAACCATCCAATTGCAATTACGTGCTGCTCTTTCCATCAACCCATACTCACAACCCGCTGACACTGCTGACACATTAGAGAATTTAGGTATAATTACTAACCCTTTGGCCATTGAAGCACATACACACGGAGCGGCCAAAGCTATAGAGAATGACATGTACAATATTGTAGCTAACTACCTCCCAAAGGAAAACCCAGTTACATTTTACTACATGAAGAAAGGAAAACTGGGTAAATTCAGGCGTGGCCCACACCAGAACGACAAGTTCATCAACTCCCACTTTGAACCAAAGGACATAGCTAGATATCCTGAGGAGACGGTGGTTGAACATCTGGAGAAAACTCCATGCACCACAAAGCTCGCCTTTATGGGAGACACGCTCCACTTCTGGAGCCCTACTCAGCTACTAACCCTTTTTAAAACTAGCCCCACACTAAAAACCCTCTATGCCACAATTGTACTTCCAGTTGAGGCCATTAACCAACTCCCCTCCCTTCACCCAACTATATACACATTAAAATATCATGGGGATTTCTTCATGTACCTCCCCGGAGGCCATGCCGGAGCAGCTTACACCCACCACACGAAACAACTAGCCTGGCTGCTCATGGGCAGACTCAATGATGGTGATGTCACCCTCACCATGCAAGTACTAGAATCCAAGGGGGCGAACCATCTGGTCATAATCCAGAGAGGCAAGTTTGAAACCCCTCCCCTCCGTGTCTTTGGGTCCGACGTCCCCTACGTGCGGATGCCAAAAATCTTTCTGCCCAGTCAGCACAACATGAACCAGCCAATACCGACGGTCTTTGCAATGAAGATGTTCATGTATTGCAAGAGCCTTAAAGAGGTGACTCCGAGGGACATTTACGCAAAGATGCGGCAGCTTCTGCCCGACAAGGAGCTGGCGAAATTCTCGCCCAACCAGACTGTGCACATGATGAACTACTTCTTCCTGATCGGGAAACTGGACTCGGTCAATACCTTTGAAGATGTGCTGTCAGGTTCAGCCGTCCGCCGAACTTTTAAGCCCGTCATTGTCTGGTGGCAACACTTCAAGCAGAAACTGTTCGGAGAAAATGATTTTCTGAAACTTATGAAAGCGGTTCAGTGGAAACCCATCGACCTGACCTACAAAGTAGAGGAGTTCACTGAATTCTCCTGGAGGAATTTTTTCCTCGGTAAAAGGGTGCAACCAGAACCGCAGGATGGGGATGAGGACGACTTCTGGGACCCCAAATCGTACAACCCCTTAGACAAGGGTCCAGAGATGACGGCCGAGCAACTGAAGGCCTGGGATTTTCTGCAACAACAAAAGCAAGGGTCAAGCCCCTCCCCTGAGTTCCATGAGGACCCACTTGACCCCAAGTCAGCCACCCAGAATACCGAGAGTGCAGCGTCTGAGGCTGCCCAAGAGACTCAGCCCAAGGGGCGAGGAGAGGGAAAAACATCACAGCCACCGGTGGAAGAGCAGAGGTCTCAATCTGGAGGACCTGAACAAGGAGAAGCAAGTGAGGCATCTGAGGACTCAACTAGTCGGGCCCATTTCAGCACAGGAGAGCCCTTTGTGACGAAACACGGGGTGATTATCCATCGTAGGGACCCTGATCATGACCCAGAAACCTCCTGGAAAGACTTCGTAGCCCGCAACCTTAGGTTCATTGATCAGGTGGGCAAACGCCAGGTCACGCTTTATTCGCGCCATTCAAGCATCAAGACCTACTCATACGGGTCTGTCACTCACAAGGCCCAACCCTGGCCAGAGGCCTTAACCGCTATTGCCCAGGCATTCAACATCCCAGAGGAGCATGACCACTGCCTGGTTCAAAAATTCGAGAAGAGCGCTGCAATCAATTACCACGCAGATGATGAGGCTCTCATACTCCCTGGCTCACAGATCACCACCATCAATCTGGGGCATGCTGAACTGCGCACTCGCAGGAACTCAGATGGGGAAGTCCTCTTCCAGGCGCTCTTCGGAGCTTGCTCCTACATCATGCCGCCTGGCTTCCAATCCAACTTCAAGCACGCTGTCGCTTCTCTGGAAGACGGCAGAATCTCCATCACCTTCAGGACCAGCGTGCATCACAAGACTGAAGATACTCTCCCTTGGAAGGCCTGGGTCCCAATCCTAAATGCTGCAGGCTTCAAAGCGCTGGATAGACAGGTGAACCCCAATGACGGCTCACTCATCTTGCCGATCCTGGACATCCAGAAACTGCCCAAGGTCCAGGCTGCCTGCCCAGGGCTTCAAGGGGTACTAAAGGCCATCCACAGGGAGCCCACCCCATTCACACCTGATCCCCTAAGGGCCAAGGCATTTGGCTCAGATGTCAAGAACTTGCGCATTGGAGCGCTACTCAGGCACCAGTCTACTGAATGGCTGGAGACCTTCGCCAGGAAAACTGAGATGGAGCCTAGGTCAGTTGGGCTCTGCGTTATTCACGGCACCGGCGGCAGTGGAAAATCCTACGCTTTGCAAGACTTCCTTCGCAACAATCCTGAAGAGAGGATCACCATTATTCTGCCCACTAATGAGCTGCGATTGGACTGGGTGAGGAAGCTGCCAAACGCCCACCCCAGTACCCTGAAGACCCATGAGAAGAGTTTGCTGGCCCCTGCGTCTAGCACAGTCATCATGGATGACTACACCAAGCTGCCAGCCGGCTTCATCGAGGCCTACATCAACACCAATCAGGGCCTTGAGACTCTCATCCTCACAGGGGACCCCAAACAAAGCTTCCACCATGAGCCCAATGATAATGCAATGACAGCAAAACTCGCCCCCTTCTCTGAGATTGCGAAGAATTACTGTCGCTACTATCTGAACGCCACCCACCGCAATAAGAAAGACCTGGCCAACATGCTTGGAGTGTACTCTGAGGTGGAGGGGACAACCAACATCACTATGTCCAGCAGCATACTGCCTGGCCGCCATCTGCTGGTCCCATCAATGTACAAGAAGCAGGCTTACGGCGAAATGGGGCACAAAGTCTCAACTTATGCTGGCTGCCAGGGCATCACAGCTCCTGAAATCCAAATTCTTATCGACAGTGACACTCCGATGTGCTCTCAACAGGTGATGTACACTGCGTTGAGTCGTGCCGTGCACGCCATCCACTTTGTAAATACTGGCGTGACCAACGATGCGTTCTGGGAAAAGCTTGCTGCCACTCCCTATCTCGCTGCCTTCCTCCGCTTGGTCCGAGAGGAGAAGACGAAGGAGCCCACTCCCACTGAAGACAAGGCTACTGAGCCAGCTGGTCCTGCTACCCACTTCCCAGTCGAAGATGGCAAGAATTTCTTTGACCATATCACTGATAACATGCCTGAGAAACATGAGAGGGAATTGCACTCCAATCGTGATGGGTTTAGCAATTGCGTACAGACTGAGGACCCTGTGGTCCAAATGTTCCCTCACCAGCAGGCCAGAGATGAGACGCTGTTCTGGGCCACAATTGAGGCTCGCTTGAAGATAACCGAGCCTGAGAAGAACTTTGAGGAATTTGTCAGCAAGCGCCACATCGGCGACGTGCTTTTTGAGAATTATAAGCTCGCCATGGGCCTCCCAAAAGAACCCATCGCTTTTGATGAGAAACTGTGGGAGGTCTGTGCGGACGAGGTCCAGAAGACCTACCTGTCAAAACCCCTGCACATGCTGAAGAATGGCGAAGGTAGGCAGTCTCCTGACTTCGACCCCAAGCTGATAGCCCTCTTCCTCAAGTCCCAGTGGGTCAAGAAAGTGGAGAAACTGGGGCAGCCTCGAATCAAAGCTGGACAAACAATTGCATCATTCCAACAGGAGGCAGTTATGCTCTATGGCACTATGGCCAGGTACATGAGAAGGGTAAGAGAGGTCTTCCAGCCCAAGAACATCATGATCAACTGCGAGAGGACTCCTGAGGAACTCTCTGCGTGGGCCCTGGAAAATTGGAACTTCAAGCGGAATTCATATGCAAATGACTACACCGCTTTCGATCAGTCACAGGATGGGGCTATGCTGCAGTTTGAGATTTTGAAAGCCCGCCACCACTCTATCCCTGAAGTTTATATTGAAGGCTACCTGGACCTCAAGTGCAGCTCAAAGACTTTCCTGGGCATCCTGAAGATTATGAGGCTCACTGGTGAGGGACCCACTTTTGATGCAAACACCGAGTGCAACATCGCTTTCGCCCATACCAAGCTGAAGATTCCGATCGGCACTGCGCAGCTGTACGCAGGGGATGACTGCGCTTTCGACTTCGTCCCTGAAGACAAGCCGAGTTTCAAGAAGATTGAAACTCAGGTGTCACTGAAAGCAAAACCGGTAATCAAAAGGCAAATTCGCGGTGAGTGGGCGGAGTTTTGCGGCATGCTCATCACACCTCTCGGTGTCATCAAAGACCCGGTCAAAACTTGGGCTTCCTTGGAGCTTGCAGCGAGGAGAGGTGAATTGATGAATCTTAGAGACAGCTATGAAAGAGATGTAGCTCTCGCCTACCAGCATAAGGACCGGCTTCACGAGATTTTCTCAGAAGAGCAATCCACAGCCCATCAATTAACCGTTCGAAAGATTGTCAGAGCTAAAGGTGGAAAAGTGTTTGCTAGCTACGACTGATGGACCGCTTAATTGACCTCCTAACTGCTAACGGTTACTCTAGGACTGACCACCCCATCTCCAAACCATTAGTTATCCATGCTGTGGCAGGAGCCGGGAAGACTACCCTCATCCGACAGTTCCTGAAGGAAAACCCTGCCATCAATGCCCAGACTCTTGGCACTCCTGACAAGCCCAATCTGTCCCGTAAAATGATCCGACCCCACACGGGTCCCAAGGCAAATCACTTCAATATCCTTGATGAGTACTGTGCTCAACCTCTCAAAGGCAGTTGGGACGCTGTCTTTGCCGACCCTCTGCAGCATCCAGACTACGCTCTGGAGCCTCACTTTATCAAGGAGACCTCACACAGGCTGGGACCCAGCACGTGTAGGCTGATCTCAGAGCTGGGAATACTCATCTACCCTGGAGCGGAAGACCAACTGGTGACCCGCAAAGGGGTTTTCGAAGGCGAACTGTACGGCACTGTCATAGCACTGGACAAGCCTATTCAAGAGTTGGCACGCCGGCACTCAATTGAGGCTCTCTGCCCAAAATCTACCATTGGCCTGCAATTTCAGCAGGTGACGGTCCTCTCATCCCTACCTCTGGAATCTGTTGAGGACTCCACTGAGCTCTACATAGCACTTACTCGGCACACCAGAGAGATCCATGTCCGGTGCCCCCCTTCGACTCTCACCCCCGCCTGACTACACCAAGGTAGTTTTCCCACTAACTCTAGGAGTAGGAATAGCATTGATAGCATTCACCCTAACAAGGCCCACTCTCCCCACAGTCGGGGATTCACAGCACAGCCTACCTCACGGTGGCTGGTACCGTGACGGAACGAAAACAGTGGCCTACAACTCCCCCCACTACTATAGTAGTGGTTTCATCCCTTTCTTAGCTGTGCTTGGTTTAACACTCTTAATATATGTTTCTAGTCTATGTTCTGGTCGGGGTGCTACTAGGAGTTGCCCTCATTGCTGTGGTCAACACTAACAACCCTCAGTGTACTATAGTATTCACCGGTCATTCCACTACTATCCAGGGGTGTGAGCGGTTAACTAATTTGCATGATATCATAGCAGCGGTGAATAACCGCTTAAGTTTTAGCTCTAGTTGTGAAAACTAACTCCATGGCTACTCAAACAGCACAATCTTCATCCTCGGTGGGTGCAAGAACTAACCCCACTTCCGGCCCTTTCCAAACCCTCTCCATGAGCCAACTCACTGCACTTCCTCTTTCCGTTACCAGCTCTCTCCTGCCTTCCTCAGACGATCTCACAGCTATTGCCACAGCATTGCAAGCCCTTGGTGCAACTCCTGCCAACCTGACTCTCGTTTCACTAGAGCTCGTCAACTACTGCTTCGATAATGGGTCGTCCCCTGAAACCATATTCAAAGGCAATTCTGCTACCCTGGGAATCCCACTGTCCCGAGTGGCGAATGCCGTGACCCAGCACACCACACTCAGACAATTCTGCCGGTATTTCGCAAAACTGATCTGGAACTACAGGCTCGAGAAAAACAAACCCCCAGCGGCGTGGGAAGCCTGGGCTTACAAACCAGAGCAGAAATTCGCAGCGTTTGACTTCTTTGATGGTGTGCTCAATGAGGCGGCTCTCAACCCCACTGATGGTTTGACACGGATTCCAAACGAGGCGGAAAGACTGGCCAACCAGACTAACCGAAACGTCCACCTCTTCGAGAGTAATTCTCAGAAGAGTCGGGCATTAACCACCTCCGCTCTGGTGACTAAAGGATTGCAAGGCTCTGAATCCCCAAGAATCCAACTTCTTCCCTCCCCAGAGTAGTCTCAATAGTGGTAGATGTAAGTACCTACTAAAGGCTTCAGCGGTAGCCTCCCACAGGGTTCCAACCGTGTCTATCAGCTTAACATAATAAGCCTAGCCTTCTGTTTTAATGCAAGTTTCAG